GGAAGATATTATTATCTTCCAAATGCTGCAGGTACATTTGCTCTATCTGTCAATGGAAACTTTGCAGATGCTGCAGGAGATATAACAATAATTGCAGGTTCTCAGGACCTTCAACAAGTTACAGATTTAGGAAATACTACTACTAATAGTATTGAAGTTGATTTCTTACAAACTAATGGTGATGTATTAGCAGGTAAATTAGGTGCAGGTGGGGCAGTTGTAATAGATGATGGTGGGGGTTTTGCAGGAAGAATAGAGGCAACTAATTTAACAACTTCACCAACTTTACAGCTTCCTGATGCTACAGGTACATTTGCATTATCAGTTAATGGTATTGCAGCAGGAACAAATGGAGATATAACAGTAGCAGTTCCAACTAAAACAAGTGAATTATTCAATGATGGAGATAATGGATACACTCACTTTATATCTTTACAAGACCTTCCATCAAATTTAACTTTATATGCTACAAACGTAGCAAGTGGGATAAGTACTTATACCAAAGCAGTGTCGAGTTTAACTGACCCTGACTTTAATACTGTAGCTGTTGATATTCCTATAGGTCCACTTACATCAACTACAGTGGCTACATATTGTGGAGGAATTATTTCACCTGCAAATATTATAGTTGGTAATCCGGGTATTTTCACGATGAGTACCATAGGTAACATTAGAAGGACAGCAGGTACAGCAGAAGGTGTTTTTTTCTATGAAGTATATAAGAGAGATAGCGGAGGAACAGAAACTCTTATTGTAACATCTGCTAACACATTCCCTGTTAGTTCTCCTATTTATGTAGAATTTAATGCAGCAGCTTTATTTAATAACGGTGTATTTACTGCTACTGATAGAGTTGTTATAAAGTTCTATGGACTAAGACTTCCCGGTGGTTCAAACCCATCTTTTGAATTTCAGTTTGGCGGCGCGTCTCCTGTAAGAACAACACTACCAATACCCTTAGTGGTTACACCTGCTAATGGAGTGACAAGTGTTGCTGCTTTGACATTAGGAACTACAGGAACTGATTTGAGTTCAACTGTAGCTAACGGAACAACTACACCTGTAATAACTCTTAATGTACCTACAGCATCAGCAACAAACAGAGGTGCATTATCATCTGCTGATTGGACAACATTTAATAATAAACAAGACCTTTCTCTTTCTTCTTATACAGTAAGAGCAAATAATACTGCTGTCACAGCTAATGCTACAGATTTTCCTTTCCATAGCGCAACAGATGCTGCTTATGGTGGTACTGTATCATTTACAGGAACAACTGCACCAAGTGGTACAGCTACACTTAGATATACTTGGAATCAAATAGGCAACCTTGTTACATTTAGATTTGATTTTCTTTATACCACTGCAAGTGCAGGGTTAAATAGTATTTTTTGGGATTTCCCATCTGATATGCCACAACCTACATTTAATGCATCATTTACGACACAACCAACACCTTATATTTGTAATGGTGGTACAGCACTAAATGTTGGTGTTGCTACAACAAATAGAAATAGTACAATAGCAAGGAATGTGGCAAATACTGCATGGATTTTTCAGCAAACTTTTACAGGATTAACAGTAAGGTATTTCAATATGTATGGATTTTATTTAACTAATTAATATGAGGTACATAAGACAAATAAATAGCGTTGGGACAGATAGTTATACAATAGTAGTTACAACTAATTGGATTCTTCCATTAGAAGACCATCCATCAATAGTTGAGCATCCTGAATTATTTGAGATAACTGAAGACCCTATACCTGAACAATATCAATATTTAATTTACCAATCATAAAAATATAAAAATGGCAAAAATAGAATCATACGCATTAAGGGTTGCTCCTGTGTCAGGTGCTGATACATTAATTGGAACAGATTCAGTTAATGACAATGCAACAAAGAACTTCAGTATTCAGGAAATACTTCAATTTATTTTTGAAAATGGAAGTTCACTTGACTCTTATGTTGATAATACAGCAGCACTTGCAGGAGGATTAATTTTTGGAGAAATTTATCGTACACCAACAGGAGAGATAAGAATAGTAGTTTAATATGGACATAAGAAAAATATCAGTGGGACCCGATTACAAGGGAGGTGCTATGCACTATATTGTAGGACAAAAGGTTCTTGGGGATTCTTATGAGATACATATAATCAAATACGACACAAAAAACTTATCTTTAAAGATATATATCATAAACCACTTGTCAGAGATATTACTTTGGAAGGAGTTTAATAGTACAATGCCAATTTCAATCGAATATAATATAAATTTCTAAATGCGTTCACCATTCAGTTTCATAGCGAAGCCTTTGAATGGAAAGCGATACGACAACACAAGAGAGGTAGGAGATATTGACTTAATTGTGAGTACATCTGAGGAAGACCATAAGTTTTCAAATAGGTATGCTGAGGTCGTTGAACTTCCATTAGGCTATACCGGACCTATTACTCCGGGAGATATACTTCTTGTACACCATAACGTGTTCAAATTTTACAATGATATAAAGGGTCGTCAAAAAAGTGGCAAAAGTTTCTTTAGAGATGATAACTTCTTCATTGAACTTGACCAATTTTTTATGTACAAAAAAGGTTCCACGTGGAATGCGTATGACAAATATTGTTTCGTTAAGCCTATAGCTGCTATTGACTCTTATATTAAGAAACCATTTAGTGAAGAACCGTTAATGGGAGTAATGAGGTATCCTAATGAATACCTTTTAAGTATTGGTATAAAGGATGGAGATAAAGTTTGTTTTGTTCCTGATAGCGAATATGAGTTTGAGGTTGATGGAGAGAAACTTTATAGAATGTACGATAATCAAATAACAATTAAATTATGATTTTGTTTACAACAGATGACGTATTAGCGAATCCAAAAGAGTATTTAGATAATGCCCTTAATGGAGAATTTCAAGACATACCTGACGGGGATAAGGTTTTTAAGAATATACAAGCAAGAGATAATGACGATGAGTTTGCAAAATACGTATTGTTATTATTCCCTGAATACAACATTAATTATAATTTTATAAGGAAATCTCCGTTAGGACAAGTGGAACCTAATTTTATACACAAGGACGATATGATGGGTGATATAACCTGCATATTGTACCTTAATAAAACCCACCCTAAAGAAGATGGAACTACAATATTTGATACTGATGGCTTACCTATATTTAAAGTATATGCTAAGTTTAATCGCATGACTTTCTTTGACTCTTACCTTCCCCATGCAAGAAATATATTTGAAAATTTTGGAGAAGGAGATGATGCAAGATTAATTCAAGTCATATTTTTAAAAAGAAAACAATGACTAACAAAGAAATAAAATTAAGGATAATAGCAGCAGGTCATAGGGCAGTTGAGGAACTTATAAAGGTTGCTCAAGAGTCTATATTGAAACCTAATGAAGATGGTGGCGATTTGGCTGCTGATAAATTAAAGAATGCAGCAGCTACAAAGAAGTTAGCAATCTTTGATGCATTTGAGATTCTAAGTAGAATAGAATTAGAAAAAGAGAATCTTGATATTGCGGAAAAAGGAATAAGTAAAACAGATACAAAACAAGGATTTGCAGAAAGAAGGTCAAAATAATAACATTTATAGAGTAGTAAAAAACTACGTGCCTAACGCTGCTTTAGCTAATAAGAATAGAGCAAGGTCTTGGCTATATGGGTATAACGAACAGTACAATTTAGTAGTCATATCTAAAACAGGGCAGATAGGAGATATTGTAGAGATATCAGGCTTAATGATTGCGTTACCTGCTATATCAGATAATATTATTAAACGCAGTGACACTAAGGGCGAACAATATTGGGAAAGGGTTAGGTTAGCAAAGGAGTTAGATAAGATTCAGTCTATATTTAATTGGAATCAAAAAGAAGCACGATTCAAAGACCTTTGGGTAGACTACATAGAGAACGAGTTTGACAATAGAGAGAATGGTGTTTGGTTTATGAATAATGGAGTGCCTACCTACATAACAGGTTCACACTATATGTATCTTCAGTGGGCGAGTATCGATGTTGGATATCCTGACTTCAGAGAAGCTAATAGAATATTTTATATCTTTTGGGAAGCGTGTAAGGCTGATTCAAGGTCTTTTGGATTGGTGTATTTAAAGATAAGACGTTCAGGGTTTTCATTTATGTCATCCTCAGAATGTATTAACATAGGGACACTTGCAAGAGATGCAAGGGTTGGTATACTATCTAAAACAGGTAGTGATGCTAAGAAGATGTTTACAGATAAGGTAGTTCCTATTAATAGTAGACTACCTTTTTTCTTTAAGCCTATTATGGATGGTATGGATAAGCCGAAGACTGAGTTAGCTTTTCGTGTTCCTGCTGCGAGAATTACAAAAAAGAATATGTATGAGGATAGCGATAGTAGTGTGGATGGATTAGATACGACTATAGATTGGAAGAACACAGAAGACAACTCATACGATGGAGAGAAGCTATTGTTTTTGGCTCACGATGAAAGTGGCAAATGGACGAAGCCACAGAATATTAAAGAGAATTGGCGTGTAACTAAAACTTGTTTGCGTTTAGGTAGCAAGATTATTGGCAAGTGTATGATGGGGTCAACTTCTAATGCATTAAGTAAAGGAGGACAAAACTTCAAGGATATATATGAGGAGTCTCGTGTAGATACACGTAATGCCAATGGTCAAACAAAAAGTGGACTATATGCTTTATTTATTCCTATGGAATGGAATATGGAAGGTTTTATAGATAGATATGGGATGCCTATATTTAGGAAGCCTTCCGATAAAGTAAAAGGTATTGATGGAAATTGGATTTCAAATGGAGCAATAGATTATTGGGAAAATGAGGTAGACTCTTTAAAAAATGACGCTGATGCCCTTAATGAATTTTATCGTCAGTTCCCTCGTACTGAGTCACACGCATTCAGAGATGAAAGTAAAGAGGCTATCTTTAACCTTACAAAAATATACCAACAGATAGATTATAATGATTCAACTATTAAAGAGCATTATATTACTCGTGGTTCATTTCATTGGAAGGATGGCATAAAGGATACTCAAGTAATATGGACTCCTGATAATAGAGGAAGGTTTAATGTAAGTTGGACACCTCAGAAGCATTTGCAAAACAATGTTCAAACAAGGAATGGAATATTTCATCCCGGAAACGAGCATATAGGTTCATTTGGTTGTGATTCCTATGATATATCCGCAGTAGTTGGAGGTAGAGGTTCTAATGGTTCTTTACACGGAATGACTAAGTTCCATATGGACGAAGCACCTGTTAATGAGTTCTTTTTAGAGTATGTTGCTCGACCTCAAACAGCAGAGATATTTTTCGAAGAAGTACTTATGGCTTGTGTCTTTTATGGTATGCCCATACTAATAGAGAATAATAAACCACGACTTTTGTATCACTTTAAGAATAGGGGGTACAGAGGATTCTGTTTAAATAGGCCTGACAAGCAATATAATAAACTAACTAAGACTGAGCGTGAACTTGGTGGTATACCTAACTCTTCTGAAGATGTTAAGCAGTCTCACGCTTCTGCTATTGAGTCTTATATTGAAAGATTTATAGGGATGGATTTAACTGCAACATATAGAAGTAATGACGAGATGGGAACAATGCCTTTTACTCGTACATTAGAAGATTGGGCAAAGTTCGATATAAACGATAGAACAAAGTTTGATGCCTCTATAAGTTCAGGATTAGCTATTATGGCAAATCAAAAACATTTATATATGCCCGAGAAAAAAGAATCGAAAATAACTCTTAACTTCGCAAGGTATAGAAACGATGGTAACTCAAGTCAATTAATTAGATGAAAAATAACATATTAATAGATATAAAGTCTACAGTATTCCCAACTCAGATGGCTAATGATGCCGAAAAGGCATCTGACTCATTTGGTTTACAGGTAGGTCAGGCAATTCAATATGAGTGGTTTAGAAAGGATGGTAACTCTTGTAGGTACTATTCACAATGGAGAGATTTTCATAAAGTTAGACTATATGCAAGAGGCGAACAGTCTGTTGCTAAATATAAAAATGAGTTAGCAATAGATGGAGATTTATCATATCTTAACTTAGATTGGACTCCTGTTCCTATACTTCCTAAGTTTGTAGATATTGTTGTTAATGGTATGTCTGAGCGTTTATTTAAGGTAAAGGCATATGCGCAAGATGCTATGTCACAAGCTAAGAGAAGCAAGTATCAAGATATGCTTGAAGGACAAATGGCTGCAAAAGATATCTTAACTATAGTAAAAGAGAAAACAGGTGTTGATGGTTTTATGATGGACCCCGAAGAACTTCCTGAAACTGATGAGGAGATGTCATTATATATGCAGTTGAATTATAAACCTGCTATAGAGATTGCTGAAGAGGAAGCCATCAATACAATATTTGATGAGAATCATTATGAGGATACACGTAGAAGAATTGATTATGATACAGTAGTCTTAGGTATTGGTGTTGCAAAGCACGAGTTCTTACCGGGAGCAGGAGTGCAGATTTCATATGTAGACCCTGCTAATATAGTATATAGTTATACTGAAGACCCTCAATTTAAAGACTGCTTCTATTGGGGAGAGATTAAAACAGTTCCATTAACAGAGTTATTAAAGATAGACCAAAGTCTAACAAATGAAGATTTACAAGAAATATCTCAATATAGTCAAGGTTGGTATAACTACTATAATGTAGCACAGTTCTATGAGAATAGTTTATTCTCAAGAGATAGTTGCACTTTATTGTACTTTAACTATAAGACTACAAAGAAGATTGTTTATAAAAAGAAGATACTTGAAGGCGGCGGTTCTCGAGTAATACAAAAAGACGATACGTTTAATCCTCCAAATGAAATGATGGAGGAAGGAAACTTTGAAAAGATAGAGAAGACTATTGATGTTTGGTATGAAGGAATAATGGTTATGGGAACTAATATTCTTTTAAAATGGAATTTATCTCAGAATATGGTTCGTCCTAAATCGGCAACTCAACACGCACTTCCTAACTATGTAGCGTGTGCTCCACGTATGTACAAGGGAGTTATTGAGTCTTTAACTCGTAGGATGATACCATTTACTGATTTAATTCAGATTACACACCTTAAACTACAACAAGTAATTGCTCGTGTAGTTCCTGATGGTGTATTTATAGATGCTGATGGTCTTAATGAGATTGACTTAGGAAATGGAGCGGCATATAATCCCGAAGACGCTCTTAGACTTTACTTCCAAACAGGTAGTGTAATTGGTCGTAGTTTCACTCAGGATGGAGACTTTAATAATGCAAGAGTTCCAATAACTCAGTTGACATCTAATTCAGGGGCAAGTAAAACCCAAATGCTACTCGCTAACTATAATCATTATATGGATATGATTAGGTCCGTAACGGGTCTTAATGAAGCAAGAGATGGTTCTAATCCTGACCCTAATTCATTAGTTGGAGTACAGAAGTTAGCTGCATTAAATTCAAACACAGCCACTCGCCATATCCTTGAATCAGGATTATATATTTATCGTACTTTAGCAGAGGCATTAACCTATAGAGTTGCAGATGTATTAGAATACTCTGACTTTAGAGAAGAGTTTATAAATAAGATAGGAAAATATAATGTTTCAATATTAGATGAAATCTCAGACTTATACATTTACGACTTTGGTATATTCATTGAGGTATCTCCGGACGAAGAACAAAAAGCACAGCTTGAAGCTAATATCCAAATGGCATTATCAAAGGGGGACATTAATCTTGAAGATGCCATAGATATAAGAGAGATAAGGAATCTTAAACTTGCTAATCAACTTCTTAAAATGAAGAGGGTTAAGAAACAAGATAGAGAAGAAAAGATGGCTATGCAAAAACAAGCCATTACTGCACAACAGCAGTTGCAATCTCAGCAAATGGCAGGAGAAACTGCAATGCAGAAGATACAGGCTGACTTGCAATCTAAAATGCGGATACTACAGGCTACTAACCAACTTGAGATTCAAAAGATGGAATTTGAAGCAGGTCTTAAGTCTAAGTTGATGAGTGAAGAGTTTGGGTATAACCAACAACTATACCAAATGGAAATGGGTACTTTATCTAAAACCAATCAATCTAAAGAAGATGGTAAAGCAAAGCGTATAAGTCAACAAAATACAGAACAATCTAAGTTGATAGACCAACGTAAAAACAACCTTCCTCCATTGAATTTTGAGTCTAATGAAGATAGTTTAGATGGTTTTGATTTAGGTGAATTTAACCCTCGTTAAAAAGTATCAGAAATTTTATATAAATTTGTAACAAATAAAATTAAATCAAATGGAATTTACATCGGTTAAAATTGTTGGGGACACACAAGAAAAGGGTGTTGCTCAAGTAGAACAAGAGTTGCTTGAAAAGCACGAACAAGAAATAGCAGGAACACAAGAACAAGTTTCTGAACCTATAAATACTGAAGTTCCTGAAGAGGAATTAAGCGAAGACAAAGTTCTTTCATATATTGGGAAAAGATATAACAAACAGATTAATTCATTTGATGAGTTAATGACTGAAAGACAAGAGTCTGATGAAATGCCTGAAGATGTTGCTGCTTATATGAAGTATAAGAAAGATACAGGTAGAGGTTTTGAAGATTTTGTTAAGTTGAAAAAAGACTTCGATTCAATGGATTCAGACCAATTATTAAAAGAGTATTTAACATCTACTCAACAGGGTCTTGATTCTGAAGATATAGATACTTTAATGGACGACTATAGATTTGATGAGGACCTTGATGATGAGTCGTCTATAAAGAAAATAAAAATTGCAAAAAAGAAAGTCGTTGCTGAGGCTAAAAAGTTCTTTAATGAGCAGAAGGAAAAATATAAAATGCCACTTGAGTCAAGTTCGGCATTTGTTCCTGAAAGCGAAAAAGAAGAGTTTGAAAGTTATAAGCAATATACAAGTCAAGCTAAGACGATTAATGAGGAAAATGACCGTAAACGCAGTTGGTTCGACCAAAAAACAAATGAGGTTTTTAACAACGAGTTCAAAGGTTTTGAGTTCAAGATTAATGACAAATCATTTTCGTTTTCACCGGGAGATGCTACTGAGTTAAAAAAGAATCAGTCTACACCTGCGAACTTTATAAGTAAGTTCTTGGATGAAAGTGGTTTAATGAAAGACGCGAAAGGATACCATAAGTCATTAGCTATGGCAATGAATCCCGATAAGTTTGCCAAGTTCTTTTACGAACAAGGACAAGCAGATGCAACAGAGGGTACTATGAAAGGCATAAAGAATATCAATATGTCTGAACGTAGAGCACCTGAAGTTAGCAAAGCAGTTGATGGGATTCAAGTAAAAGCGGTTAACCCCGACTCCGGGAGGAGTTTAAAAATCCGAAGTATGAAACGAATTTAAAAACTTTAAAAACTAAAAAAAATGGCAAGTGCTTTATTAAATACGCCAACCTTCGCGCTGCAACCGTCAGCAGAACAAGTAGCGTTACAAACAAATTACATAACTAACTTTAACTTCTTGAATCAGTATCTACCTGATACTTACGAGAAAGAATTTGAGCGTTATGGTAACAGAACAGTATCTTCATTCTTAAGAATGGTAGGTGCTGAAATGCCTTCTAACTCTGACCAAATTAAATGGGCAGAACAAGGCCGTCTTCACATTAAGTATACATTGTGTACTTCAGCGTCAGCAATAACTTCTGCAACTGCAACATTTACTGTAGCTGATACAGGTGTTACTTACATCGCAATTCGTGTTGGACAAACTTTAATGATTCAGAATAACACTTCAGGTGTTTTCAACAAAGCAATCGTTACTGCTGTTCCTACTGCAACTACTTTCACAGTAGCTTACTACGAAACTGCAGGTCAGGCTTTCGCAGTATCTACAAACTGTACTGTATTTATCTATGGTTCTGAGTTTAAAAAAGGAACTAACGGAATGGTTGGTTCTTTGGAAGCAGAAGATGACATCTACACTAACTCTCCAATCATCATCAAAGACAAGTATGCTGTTAATGGTTCTGATATGGCTCAAATTGGTTGGGTTGAAGTTACAACTGAAAATGGTGCTACAGGATACCTTTGGTATTTGAAATCAGAGCACGAGACTCGTCTTCGTTTTGAAGATTATCTTGAGACTGCAATGATTGAAGCCGTACCTGCTGCTGCCTCTTCCGGTGCATTAGCTGCAGGAATGAAAGGTTCTGAAGGAATCTTCTACGTTGTAAACTCTCGTGGTAATGTATGGGGTGGTGGTACTCCAACAACACTTTCTGATTGGGATACAATTGTTTCTCGCTTAGATAAGCAAGGTGCTATTGAAGAAAACGTAGTATTTGTTAATCGTGGATTAAGTTTCGACATAGATAATATGTTGGCTACTTTGAACGGATTTAACAGTAGTGGTGTTTCTGCTTCTGCATCTTATGGTCTATTTGACAACGATGTAAGTATGGCGTTAAATTTAGGTTTCACAGGATTCCGTAGAGGTTACGATTTCTACAAGTCTGATTGGAAATACTTAAATGACCCAACTATGCGTGGTGGTTTAAATACTACTGCTGCTTCTGCTACAGGTACAGTTACAGGTCTTATGGTTCCTGCAGGTTCTACTTCAGTGTATGACCAAATTATGGGAAAAAATGCTAAGCGTCCTTTCCTTCACGTTCGTTACAGAGCGTCTGAGGCTGAAGACCGTAAGTATAAGACTTGGATTACAGGTTCTGCAGGTGGTGCAGCTACAAGCGACTTGGATGCAATGGAGGTTAACTTCCTTTCTGAGCGTTGTGTATGTACTTTGGGTGCAAACAACTTCTTATTATTCCGTTACGGATAGTATATAAGTGATAAACTAAAGGCAGGGGGCATTAAAATCCCCTGCTTTTTTTAAATTTTAATCAAATTAAATTATATAAAATGACAAAAAATGCAGTACCTTCAGACAAGGTATACAAGTTAAAAACAGGAAGTCCATTATCTTATACATTGGCTTCAAGAAATCATCCAAGATATCCTTTAATGTGGTATGATGAAAAAAATAATCAGAATCGTGCACTTAGATATGCCGTAAATCAGAAGTCTCCATTTGAAGACCAACAGGACGGTAACTCAATATTAGAACCGATTATTTTTGAAGATGGTTTCTTAAGAGTTCCTAAACAAAATCCTGTATTACAAGAGTTCTTACATTATCATCCACTTAATGGAGTGATATTTGGAGAGGTAGATAAGGAAAGAGATGCAAGTGTAGAGGTTGAGGATTTGAATATAGAGGTAGATGCATTGATTGAGGCTCGTCAACTTAGTGTTGAACAAATAGAAATGTTCACGAGAGTAATGTTTGGTAAAGACCCCTCAACAATATCAACTGCTGAATTAAAAAGAGATATATTAGTGTTTGCTAAGAGAGAACCAATAGAGTTCTTAAATATTATCAATGACCCTGAATTGAAGTTTCAAGCTAAAGTTCGTCAGTTTTTTGAAAATAAATTATTAGCACTACGCAACAACGATAAAGAAGTTTGGTTTAGTACCGCTACAAATAAAAAGAAGATGATGTCTATACCATTTGGGGATGACCCATATGATGCAACTGCACATTTTTTACGTAGTGACGATGGTATTGATTCATTGAAAATGTTAGAATCTACATTAAATTAATTTAGTGCTCCGTGTTTTGTTTTGATTGATAATCTCGAGGGGGTGTTTTTACACCCTCTTTTTTTATGTATATTTGTAAAAAAGTGAGCAATGATAAACTCAGTTAGAAATTCAGTTCTCTCCGTACTTAATAAAAACAACTATGGATACATCTCTCCATCTGATTTTAATCTGTATGCAAAACAAGCGCAAATAGAATTATTTGAGGAGTACTTTAGTAATTACAATAAGGTTGTAAATGCAGAAAATTCACGTGCATCAGGAAGTGACTATGCGGATTTGAATAAAGCAATAGGAGAAACTCTTGAGTATTTTTTAGTAAGTGACTTCTTAATACCGTTTGATTATGATTTTACTAATGTAGGAAGAAATAGATTCTATATACCATCACTTACCACTACAGGTAATGAGGCATATATGATAAGCAAAGTAGTTTGTTATCCTACAATATTAAATCAAAATGGCACAAATGATACTGTTCAAGCATTTGAATTAGTAGATAGTTTTGCAGATTTTGTAACAGATGGCGTACAACCCGGAGATATAGTTGTTAATTGGAGTGCAAGTCCGCCTCAAACTGCTATTGTTTATACTGTTATTAATGCCACTGCACTTCAAATAAGTGCTGATATATTTCCTGTTGTAGGTGATGACTATTATATAATATCTGCTCAGAATTATGTAGAATCTGAGAAAGTTAGTTCAGGTAAAATAATTAGTCTTAACCTTTCAAGTCTTACTGCTCCAAGTAGTATGTTCCCTGCATATACCCAAGAATATTCATTGATGCAGATTTATCCTATATCTTCAACTTTTGTTGTTAGTTTATTAGGTCAACTTCAGGCTACATACTTTAGGTATCCTAAAGAACCTAAATGGACTTATATAACATTGTCAGGAGGAGAACCTTCGTTTGACCAATCACAACTTGACTATCAAGATTTTGAGATGCCTCAGGAAGATGAGTTTAAATTGGTTATGAAGATTCTTCAATATTGTGGTATATCTATTCGCGAAATTGAAGTTGCTCAGTTTGCAATAGCACAAGAACAACACGAACAACCGACATTTAGTCAACAACAATAATAAGTTATGGCATATATATCACAGTATCAATACTACGCAAACTCGGGAAATAATCCTACGAATGCTAATTGGGGTTCTTATCAGTATATTAGTTTACAAGATGTTGTAACTAACTTTATGTTGATGCATACAGGAAACCACTCGTTAATTAACAATGAGGAGAGATATAAGATAATCTTCCACGCTAAGAGGGCAATACAGGAATTGAATTACGATGCCTTTAAGGAAATAAAAATATTGGAGTTAAGTGTTGTTGATTCATTAAGATATGTGTTACCATCTGACTTTGTTAATTGGGTTAGAATATCTCTTTATAAAGATGGATATCTAAGACCATTAAGTGAGAATATTCAGGCTATATCTTCTGAGGCTTACTTGCAGGACAATCAAGGCAATATTTTATTTGACCAATTTGGGAATATACTTCAGCCTCAATATTCAGATATTGACTTTGATAGGATAATGGGAACTAAGAAAAGTATCTATCTTAATCAAGGAAATCAATTTAATGGGCAGTGGGGATGGAACGTAGACGGTATGTGGTACTTTGACTATGGTATAGGTGCTGCTTACGGATTGAACACAGAAACGGCTAATTTTAACCCTACATTCAAGATAGATAAAAAAGCAGGTGTCATTAATTTTGACTCAGGGATGGCAGGAGAGATATGTATTGTTGAATATGTATCTGATGGTATGGAGAACGGTGACAATTCATTAGTTACAGTTAATAAGTTATTCGAGCAATATATCTACGCTGCAATTAAATTTGAATTGTTAAACTCAAAGTTTGGAGTACAGGAATATGTTGTTAACCGTGCAAAAAAGGAAAGAGGTGCTTTACTTAGAAATGCAAAAATAAGAATTAGTAACATTCATCCCGGAAGACTCTTAATGAACTTAAGAGGTATGGATAAGATAATTAAATAAAATGGCAAAAATAACAAGGAACTTTTTATCGGGAAAGATGAACAAGGTTATGGACCAACGTATTCTCCCTAATGGAGAATATATTGATGCTATGAATGTTAGAATGGGGTCTACCGAGAACTCCGAGATAGGTGTTATTGAGAATACTAAGGGTAACTTGGCTCTTACTGCACTTACCTATATTGACGGTACACCATTGAGTGTAGATGCGTTATGCATAGGCTCAATTGCAGATAGTGCAAGGGAAACGATATATTGGTTTGTACACGAGCCTAATTTTGGTGGAAGTTCTACAGGTAAACTTGATATGATTGTATCATTTAATGTTCTTACAGGAATACTTACGTATCACATTGTAAGTACCGATGATGGAGGTGGTATAAATACTACGCTTAATTTTAATCCAAGTTATCTTATTACGGGAGTTGATTTGATAGAGAATCTTTTATTCTTTACAGACGACTACAATGCTCCTCGAGTTATAAATGTATATCCTACTGTAAATAGGTATCCTAATCCAATTGGATATATAGACCAATTTGACCCAAAGGCAATACTTGTAATCAAGCAGCCTCCAATTGAGTCTCCTACGGTTGTTCCTATATTAACAAGTGGGCAAGAGAACTACATAGATACAAGATTTATTTGCTTTGCCTATAGGTATAGGTATGAGGATGGAGAATACTCATCCACGTCACAGTGGTCTGCTCCTGCTTTTATACCAAAGCCTTTTGAGTTTAGTCCGAATAGTTACTTAAACGAGGGGATGGTAAATCTTTACAATGCAGTTCAGGTAACATATAATAGTGGTGGACCACTTGTAAAAGGAATTGACTTGTTATTCAAACAAGCATCTAATAATGTAATTAAGGTTATAGAGAAACTTAATAAAGCTGATTTAGGTATTCCTGATAACGCTACTCCTACATATCTTTTTAATAATAGCAAGATATTTACAGTTCTTTCTGAAGGAGAAATATTAAGGTTGTATGACAATGTACCAAGATTTGCAAAGGCTCAGACTATTATGGGCAACAGGCTTATGTACGGAAACTATGTTGAAGGGTATAACCTGATTGACAAGTATGATATGCCAACTAAGTTTGAGTATACAACAAGTCTTGTGTCTGAAGCAATCGGGCAAAAAATACTTCCTACTTCATTTTCTGAAGGAACGTATTTAGTTAGTATATTAGGTCCACAGGTAGTAACCAATTCTGTTTTAGATGTTGATTTTACAGGAGCAAATCTTGTTGAAGGTGCTATTTTAAATTTAGACTTAACACTTACTCACGCAGCATTTTCAGGAACTACCCTTACACAAACAACCGCTCCATTTAACATAACACTTTCATTTTTCTTTTCAAGTGGATATCTTTCTCCATACGCATTATCAGTAAGCACTCCATTTTTAGATGCTGTTGGTAATCCATTTACACTTAATATACTTCCTGTGTATCCTACTTCATCTTGTGGTGGTACAACATTTACAGATACATTCACTTGTGCATTGCCACAAACATTAGACGGGCTATATAAGTATAGATTTGGTACAGGAGCACCATTTTTTTATGCTGCTACATATGACCAACCAATAAAAATAATAAGTTCTCCGGGAAGTCAAACTATATCATTTCAGTTTCCTGCAATGCAATATACTACTACTCCTGCACCATTAATACCCACTTGGGAATTTTACCAAATTACAGATGCAACTGTTACATTTCAAGAGATAGGTAATCCCAAAAGTCTTCATAGTAATAGAGGGTATGAGATTGGTATTGTGTATATGGATGAATTTAATAGAGCGTCAACTGCATTGGTAAGTCCAAATAATACAGAGTTTGTAGCTTGTGGAGATTCTGATACACAAAATCAGATTTTTGTAACAATACCACCTACGCAGATTGCTCCTTCTTGGGCAACACGATATAAGTTTGTAATCAAACCTGACCAAGAGAATTATGAGACAATTTATTGTAACTTATTTTTTAGAGACCCTAATACTAATCTAAGTTATTTCTTACTTGATGGTGAGAACTCATTTAAAGTTGAGAAGGGAGATAGATTGATTGTAAAGGCAGACACCAACGGCCCAACACCTGATTGTGTTTATGCTACCGTTCTTGAGAAAGAAGGCAAGTCATCATCATTTATAACACCAACGTCAGGCACTTTTGTTCCTGCAGGTGCTTATATGAAAATAAATGCAAATAGTTTTGCAGCAGTTGAAGACCCTAATGCAACCATTGTTCCCGGTACGATACAAACTGACGAGAATACTCCGGGAGACTTTGTTTTACAAAGGTATCCTATGAATCAGGAAGACCCTGCAAATCCGGGTCAGTATCTTGACTATGCAGTTCCTGCAGGAAGTATAATAAAAATAAGTATAAAGTTTCAACGCTTAGGCCCAAGAAGTGGCGGAGGTGCTTGTGAAAGAAGAATATATACTTTAGATAAACAATATATTGCTTCTGCTAATTATAGTAATATGTTTAATTGGTGGAATGGGGATAATATAGGCTCTACTGTAAATAGTGGCATTTCAGATGTAGGAGGAGGAGGTCCTCCTATAAATAATAGTTATGACCCTACTATTGCACCTACTTCTACATCTATATCTCAATCTCTTACTACTAACTACTATAGATTCTATAGGTATCCTATTGTTGGTGGTGGGGATGGTCAACTTGTATTGATGCTTAGAGGTACTCAAAGGTGTCCGGGATGGCCTAACCCTCAAGCAAGAAGGTCATCAGTTATTACATCAATGACTGTTCAACTTGCAAATAATTTATTGGTATTTGAAACACAACCACAAGATTCTTTGCCTGATATATTCTTTGAAAATGAATTGTCATTCGAAATAGACCAAGCCACAGGAGACCATTATGGTAATGTGCAGAATCAAAATATTGCATTAGGAACTCCTGCAATAATAAACACAGGATTCTTTAACTGCTTTGCATTTGGAAATGGTGTAGAGAGTTACAAGATTAGAGATTCGCTTACAGGCAAACCATTCAATTTAGGTAATAGGGTTACAGTTGTAGCCGCTCAAGACTATAAAGAAGCCGATAGATTTGCTGATATTACTTATAGTGGTATATACAATACTGAGTCTAATGTAAATAAACTAAACGAGTTTAACTTAGGATTGTTGGACTACAAGCATTTAGAGGTTTCATTTGGAGAAATATATATGATGGACGGAAGGCAAACTGATGTGCTTGTTCTTCAAGAAGATAAGATATCATACGTATTAGCAGGTAAGAACCTTCTTTCTGATGCAGCAGCAGGTGGTGCACTTACCTCAGTTCCTGAGGTGTTGGGTACGCAGATTGCTCGTACTGAGAAGTATGGTATAAGTTTCAATCCCGAGAGTTATGTTCAGTGGGGGGCAAATAGGTTCTTTACTGATGCTAAACGTGGCTCAGTAATCCAACTACAAGGTGATTCATATTCTAATGACCAAATTAAGATTATATCTGAACAAGGTATGAGAACTTGGTTTAGAGATGACTTCAATGCAACCTTCAACTATCAGAAACTTGGTGGATATGACCCATATATGAACGAGTACGTATTGTCAAGTACAGAAAGGGAACTTCCAAACAATCCATCTTGTATTGCTTGTGGTACATCACAAGTGCTTACATTGTCAATTCTTGGAGAAGTCGAGAAGACATTTGAGTATTGTGTAAATCTCGGTGTACCTGTTGGAGAAACCATAATAAGTTGGAACGTAATTAGTATAGAACCGGGAGCAGAATTTAATGTAGCAGTTACATTTAATGGAACTACAACTGATTCAGGCCTTGTTGACTATAGTGATTCAATGACTTTTGAGAAAGGTGTAAACTATGTAGAAACTGCAACTATTGTAATCACATATACAGGAGACGTAGTTCTTGATATAAATGTAAATTGCCCTACTCCTGAAGAGTTGTTTGTTTATGAGATTGTTCTTTCTAAGAACTCAGATGCAGGAGATATGATTCACGTTGAGTACAGATATACAAGTGGAACATTTGTTGGGCCACTACAATCAAGTTTAGTAATATTTGCAAGTGGCACATCTAATCCTCTTGTGTCAAGGTATAATATCACATTAGGATATGCAGGTACAGGTAGTTTCCCTCCGGGAGGAAGTACTATGAGATTGCAAACAAATAAGAGTGGATTTGACGACAAAAACTTTGACCCTTTAACAGATAAGTTTAGATACCTTAGAAGCACTGTAGGATATAGTAATACATCTGCAGCCTTAAATACTATGTTGTCATTGTCAAGTCTTGCTACGCCTATTAGCGGTGGGCCATCTGTATACTATGCAGACTTCATCGTTCCTCCTGCTACAAGCGGACAAAATTTATATCTTATTTGGGATATGAGGGTATCGACACCTATTGATTTGTGTTACAATGTAGATAATATTGTTGCTGCTTGTTGTGACTGCCTACCGTGTTATTGCTTTACGTTAACATTAGGCGAGTCTTCAATTAATGTTACTTATGTTAATTGTAATGGAGCAACTGAGGTTATTTTCTTAACTGCTACTACAGACATTTGTGCAAGAAGTGTTGAGCCAACTGTTGGTGTAACAATAACGCAAGGTGCTGAGTGTGTTGATAATATTTGTCCTGAATAAATTAAATAAAAATATATGGCAGCGTTTTACATTAATGACATATCGTTTGCTACTGCAACAGCAGTATTTGATGATTCAGCACTATCGATATGTGCAGCAGACGGGTTCTATTCTGATGGTATAATATCAAGGGAGCAGGTAGATTGTATATTACTTCCTGAGCAGGTTTGCCCTGCTTGTTGTACTGATAATTGTGCAGGATGGGAGATTACATTTATAACAGATGGAGATGTTACATATATTGAATGTGGCTCAGGTCTTATAATAGACCTTAAATTAAAAATAGGCGATATAGTCCAAATTTGTGCAGTTAGAGGAACGACTCCTATTATTCTTGGTGGAGATGTAACTGTTGTAAATACAATATATTGTGGATGTTGCGTTGATTCAACTTGTAATACTTGGAAGTGGGTTCCTGAAGGTGGTGTTCCAAGTGCTACTATAGCATATACAGATTGTGCAGGTGTAGAATCAACGGTATCTTTTGTTGCATTTGAAAGTAACTTTTGTATTCTTCCCGGAACGACACCAATTATTACAGCAGGGAATGGTCATTTAGAATTTTTAAATTGTTCGTGTGATTAATAAAAGATTATGGCAAATACTTTAACATATAGTGAAACAGTAGACGGTTGGGTGTCATTCTACTCTTATCATCCTGATTGGATTATAGGAATGAACAACTACCTATACACATTTAAAGGCGGTGACCTTTACAAACACAATGTAAATAACTCTCGCAATACATTCTATGAGCAGTGGTGGGCAAAGTTTCCGCCTATCCCTTCTCCCGGACCATTTATCTCTACGAGATTAGTAAGTGTGTTTAATGACGTTGCTCTTGAAAATAAATTATTTAAGACTATAAATATACAGGGCGATGCCACTTGGTCAATGACATTTGAAACTGACCTTCAGTACTCAGGATTTATACAATCAAGTTGGTTTGAAAAGAAAGAAGCATCTTACTTTGCTTTTATAAGAAACGATTCTAATGGGCAGTTTGCACTACGTAGTTTGAATGGTATAGGAAGAAGCATATTAGTTACAGGTGGTACTGATGTGGACTTCTCTATATCCCCACTTATAGATATGGGTGGTATAATAAGTATTGGAGATAGTGTATATTTTACTATACCTCCTGCTACTATACCTAAATTTGCAGGATTAGTTCAGAATATAATAAAAAATTATCCTGCAGGAATAAACCAAATGGTTGTAGATACCTCTCCTCCGGGAACTGTTCCTATTGCTGCCAATGACAATTACTTCTTCTTTGTGAAAAACTCAGTGGCAGAGTCACACGGAGTATTAGGACACTATTGCGTGTTTGATATTACCAATGGCTCGTCAAGTAAAATAGAGTTATTTACCTTAGCATCTGATGTTATGAAAAGTTTCCCTTAATTATTGATATATTTGTACTGAATATGGACTTAATTGTAAGAAAATTAAACGATACCGATTACGACAACATTCTTTTAGGATGGTGGAAGGATTGGAATTGGGAAGCACCATTGAAAGACTTCCTTCCTGATAATGGGGAAGGTGGTATAATTGTATTTGATGAAGAGACTCCAATATGTGCAGGATTTATGTACGTTACAAACTCAAAAGCAGTTTGGATAGATTGGATTATATCAAATAAAGAATACAGAGTTAAACCAAAAAGAAAGGAAGCAATAACACTTCTTATTGATACATTGGGTATAGTAAGCAAAAATTTAGGTGGAAAATACGCATATGCACTTATAAAGCACAAGAGACTTATTGATACATATAAAGAACTTGGATATATAAAAGGAGATGTGTATATTAATGAAATGATTAAAATTTTATGATATGGCAATAACAACAGCAACAGCATTGGCAATAGCAACAGCAGCAGGAACTGCAGGTAAATCTTTTTCAGATTCTGATAAGCAAAAGAAACTACAGAAACAAGCAGTAGCTGATGCAACAAGTGCTATGGTAAGTGCAAAGAAATTGCTTGAGGTAAATACTTTTGATAAACTTAGTATACAAAAGGAGCCTTACGAATTAGAGCGTGAAGCAAATATAGCGGCAGGTGCTCAGGCTACTGAAGCAGGGGTAGAAAGCGAAAGAGGTGGTGCAGCAACTGCAGGTAGGGTATTAGGTCAACAAAATATTGCTCAAGCAGATACAAGAACAGCAATGGGTAAAGACTTACAAGATTTGGCTTTAAGAAAAGCTACTGAACAAAGTAGACTTCGTGATGTAAATGTTCAATTATACTTATCAGAGGTAGAAGGTCAACAACAAATGGCAGCAGATGCAGCAGCAGCACAGGCAGCAGCAACTGCTCAAGGATTTGAGTCTATAACAAGTGGTGTTCAAACAGGAATTGAAAATGCTTCGTTATATGGTAAAGGAGGGGAACAAAAAAGGGCTGATAAAAGAGCAGCTAAAACTGCAAAACAAAATTTATTAAAACAAAATACTACCTCAGCATTATCTCAACAACAAAAGGATGCATTTAGTGCAAAGAATCAATATGGAGAAACCCCATTTAAAACTAAACTAAATCCATTTGATGTATAATCAATGAGTTAAAATAAAAATAAGAATATGCCAATAGGTTATAAATACGTAGAGAGAGCTGCAGATAGTTATGTTAACTACGCTGAGATAGGGAAGAATATGAGCAATATGCTCAATGAAGAGCAAAAAATACGCGAGGGAAAAAAAGCCGCTATTGATGCAGCATCTCGACAATATGGTGTTGAATTAGCTGATGCCCCTCAGGGAGAGTTTCAAGATGGCAATAAGTTTACTACTGATTTTGTTGATATGATGCAGAAGCAAAGGCTTATGGACGATAGATTATTGAAATCAGGGAAATTAAATCTTAAAGATTATATACTAAGAAGGCAGAACAATACAGACGATACTAAAAACTTATTTGACATACAGAAGATATACCAAGAGAAAGCACCTGAGATTCAAAAAGGATTAGCAGATGGTTCTCTACAGGCGTTTAATGGTTTCAATATGGCTAATGCTGAAGGTATAAAAGACCTAAAGAATCTAAGAGCGATGGTAGACCAAACTACAGGTAAAATAAACATTGCTCGTACTACATTTGACCAAACTACAGGTACATATAAAATAGTAGATAATGCAGACAACACACAACCTGTAGGTGTACTTAAAGGTAAGATACTTCAGCAGGTTCCTACATTTATGGTTGATGAGGCTTTAGATAGAACTGCAAAGGGTTGGTCTGAAAGAATTAGAGAACAACAAGAATTTGCTACAAAATATAGTTTAGGTAATATAACTACACTTACAGGAGATGCAATAAATAAAATAGCAGACCCTGAAGCAAAAGCTACTATGAGGAAATGGGATGATGGTGTAAATAAATACGTAGATTCACTACTTATTCATCCATACGATTTAATGTCTGTACTTACAGAAAATACAGGTAAATATGGTGCTGAGTCATATACTTTTGATAGAGCAGTTGCTAATGCTGATGAATCTAAGATTTTATTAAAAATGAATCCTAATAATTCCGGTCTTGGTGTTATAGATGAAACAGGGAAGAATTTTAAGAAACAAAAAGAAGAGGCTGCAAGTTGGGTTAAAAGCCAATTAAATAATAAGTTTGATGATAAAATACAATCTGAAGAGAAAGGTCAAGTTACTGACCAAACTTATCACGCTCCACCTAATTATGCAGGTGATGCAGCACAAACAAATGAATTACAGGAGGCGGATGTTATGGGTGAAAACATAGCAAAAATACTTACAGGCAAAACTGCTGCCGAAGTTGAGCAAGGTATTAATTATGCTAAAGGATTAGGTATAAATGCTTGGACTGATTCAAAAGGATACCATTTAATACCTGTAGATAAACAAGGCAATGATTTACCTGAGGTTATTTATCCAAGAGGCACAGACCCTAAAAAAGTAGCTGCATCTATGGTATCTGCAATTAATTCTACTAAAGGATTAGGAGAAAAACTTATAAGAGACGCTGCAAATAAATATATTTCAAAGAATCCTTCAAGTGCACACGTTATTAATAAGACGGTAGAAGTAATCAAGAAAAAACCTGCGCCTACAGTTGATTTTGATGCAGTAGCAAATAGTATAAAACCTGAAATATTTGAAAAGAAAATGGGTTCATTTGCAACAGCAATAAATCCATTAATAAAATCTTTGGGATATCGCGCCGTGCCACAATCAGGTAATAAAATATACAATACAGTAGACATAGTAGATTCAAATGGCAATAAAGTTGTATCTGATGTTCAAACCAATTATAGTTCAGAAGAGAATAGAAATACAGAATACATAAGACTTATTAGAGAATTAGAAGCTAAATATAAAGCAGCAGCAGATGCAGCAGCAGCAGCAGATGCAGCAGCAGCAGCAGCAGCAAAGGCGAAAGAATTAGATTAATAACATATAAAATTATACGAATAAATGGATGAATTACAAAAGTTATATGATTTATTAGTTAGAGAAGGAAAATATTCAAAAACTTTTGAAGAGTTTCAAGGCAGATGGGGTCAAGACCCGTCTTATCAAGAAAAAGTTTATGAAGTTGTTAGTAGAGATGGTTTTTATAGTAAAGACAAAGATTCATTTTTGCAAAAATATAGTGGCAAAGGAATCAATGTAGAACAACCTGTTGCTGCTCCTGCCATAACAACTGATGAGACTGCTCCTGTTACTCCTGTTGCTCCTGTTACTCCATCACAACCTTATAAGTCTGTTTATCCTTTTGAGATATCAGAAGAACAAAAAAGAAAATCAATACTTGACCCAAATAATAACTATTCCGATGTACCTTATGGACAAAAAGCACCTGAGTTTCATTTAGAAACTATAAAAAAGAAGGAGCCAATACCAAAACGCATTACTGAATCAATAGAATCAATAGATACAGACCTTATAAACGGAACTGAAGAACACGCAGTACCAAAACTAAACTACCAATTTGGAGATTTAGGATTCAAGTTTGAAGAGTCAGGTGCTACAGGTGATTGGGTTACTGTTACGGCTCCAAATGGGGAGACTAAAGAAGTCGGATTGAATCCATTATTTGGATTTGGTGCTCAAGGGAAAGCCGATGAGTTAAAAAGTTTTATAACACAGCATATGCCACAAGAGACAACTCAGGTTATTGATGGCAAAAAATATAAAGGCAGTCTTGCTGAGATGGAGGCTAAGTATGCAGCACAAAGAAAGAAGTTTAACAATGAGGTTGAGTTTCAAAGTGCAACAGCAGACTTCAATCAGAAAGTAAATGCTTTACAATTAGAGCAACAAGAATGGGTAAAATTAAGTCCGGCTACGCAAGAGTATATGGATAAAAAAGCATCTATAGAAGCCAAAAGAACAGAGTTGGCAGTAGAGCAAAGTTTATTAGAAAGTAAGATTGGAGAGTATTCATTAATGAAGTCATCTCAAGGAACTTGGTATGGAGATATAATGAATTGGTTTTTAGAAGGCGGAAGTTCTATGACTGCAGGTGGTTTAAATATCCTTATGACTGCAGCATCAAATTTAAAAAAACCTAATTTATATGTAAAATATGTAGAAAGATTTACTCAGTTAGCAAAGGGTATGGGTATGACTGTACCTGAGAATTTAACTGACGAAGAGCTTAAAGATTGGACCAACTCAATTGCTGTTGGAGAGTCAAGGAGAGATGAGATTAATGCTAAGATTAACGACGAAGAACTAAAGGGCATTTTATACGGAACAGGGGAGTTGTTAGATGAAAGAAAAGGTTTTATGAATGTAATGAGAACTGCTTCGAGAGATGTTTTTGGCGATAAAAATACTACAATAGAGCACG